TGAGCTTATAGAATCAACTTATCTTGATGCGATAGAATTCCTTCCGGTTGAGTATGTATCAGAATTAGAGGGCTTGAAAGATCAAGACCCTGAATATTATAATGTTTATGCGCTTGGGAAGTGGCAGGAATTGTCTGGAATAATATGGGGTAAGCCTGAGATAAAACAAGAGTTCCCTGAAGTGAAGGAGACGATCTACGGCCTGGACTTCGGATACAACAACCCCTCGACTCTCATTGAGGTTGGGATAGATGTTGAGGCTATGGCTCTTTATTTCAGAGAGCTTATTTATGAGACGCATCTTACGAATGATGAGTTGATTGAGAAGATGAAAGATGTAATACCTCCAGAGAAAAGGCACTACGATATATATGCAGATGCCTCGGAGCCAGCCAGGATCGAAGAGATATACAAGGCAGGATTCAACATAAAGCCGGCCGACAAGGAGAAGGGTTCTGTCAAGAATGGCATCGATATGGTAAAGCGATTCAAGCGATACAGCCTAGATGAGAATACGAACTTGAACGATGAATTCGGTGGTTATAAATTTAAGGTCGATAAGAATGGGCATGTGCTTGAAGAGCCAGTAAAATATGAAGACCATACCTGCGATGCTGGGCGTTATGCGGTGTACACCCACATGAAAGACAGGCTGAAGGATCTGGGCCCTGGAAAGGTATATTACAGAGGGCAAGAGGAAGCGGAGAAGAAGCCGATACTGCTCGAGGACATCGAGCTTGCTGAGAAGGCAGTGCAGATGATAGCCAAGCATGGTTATGCTGCACTCGGAGCTTTCGCGTATTCGCTGTCGATTCCGGAGGATGATCTGAGGAAGCGGTTGATAGCCTTGGGGTTCTATGAGCACAAGCGCAACCGTTTCATATATGGCAAGGACTTCAAGCTGCCGGAGAAGCCCGAGCCAAAGCCGGAGGTGGAGAAGATACAGGAAGAGAGAGAAGGTTGGGTGGTGTGATAACTTAAAACAAGGATTAATAATGCGAAATACAATCAATAAACTCAAGAAGTGGTGGCATGGCAAGACGAATCATATATCCGGATTGCCTCCTGAGATGCAACCTGCACAGTCGGCAAGCCAAAAGGAAAGCGAAAATGAAGATTATAAGGAATGCTGGGTCGTGACCTCAGCTGGCGTCTTCTCCGCGAATCAGGTATTCGCCAAGCAGAAAGCAAGCAAGGGCAACGTGAAGAAGTCGAAGGATGCGAAAAGCAAGCAGATATCAGAGGCGAATTATCTGGACCAGAACAATCTCGTCCCGCATCCTTTCGAGGTATCATCGCTCCTGAAGCTCCAGGAGAACTGCTCGTACTTCGACGCCTGCGTCAAGCAGATAGCGAAGGATGTCATAGGCCAGGGCTGGACTCTGCAGCCGGTCGAGGGCAATAAGGAGAATGAGCCTGAGAAGAAGAAGATAGAGGAATTCATAGACACTTCCGGCGGAAACAGGGACGAGACTTTCGAGGAGACTCTCGAGCGGGGCCTGATTGACTGGGGAGTTGTAGGCTGGTGGGGATGGGAGGTCTCGAGAGACGATAAGAAAATCATAAACGGAATATGGCATGTCCCGGCCAGAACGATTTACGTGCATGAGTCGCATAACAAATACTGCCAGGTCCGGAACAACAAGAAAGTGTGGTTTAAGCGATTCGGGCTCAAGGATGACATAAACATCGAGGATGGGAGCCCGCTCAAGGAAGGCGACTCCGACAAGAAGGCCAATGAGATGATATTCTACAGGAACTATTATTCGGGGAGCAGCTATTACGGGGCCCCGAACATCCTACCGGCGGTCGGATCTGTGCTCGGGCTTGTGGCTGTGCGAGACTATAACCTGGCATTCTTCGAGAACTACGGCGTGCCAGCTGCTATAGTCTATCTTACCGGAAAATGGGAAAAAGGCGCGGCCAAGCACATATCGAACTTTCTCGATGTAGAGATAAAGCGGACCGAGAACGCCCACAAGACAATAGTTATGCACTCGCCGGAAGGCGGGACAATGGAATGGATTCCGCTGGACATGAAGCAGCAGCAGAAGGAGGGCTCATTCGCATGGTACAAGGACAGCCTGTGTGAGGAGGTGCTCGTGTCCTATAAGATGCCTCTGTACCGGATCGGCATGGCTAAGGAGGGATCGCTCGGAGGCTCGACGGCTGGAGAATCGACTAAGATATACATAAGCTCGGTAGTGAAACCGCTTGAGACCGTGGACAACCGCATGATCACGAATAAGATCATCCACGAGGGCTTGGAATGCAAGAGCTACAGGTTCGTATTGAATGAGGTCGATGTGAGGGATAAGGACGCCGAAGCCAAGCGGGATCAGATACAATTTTCAATAGGGGCTCTGAACTCAAATGAGATAAGGCGGCGGCAGGGCAAGAGCGAATATGAAGAGGGCAAGCAGTTCTATGTGTCATCGGCATACATAGCAGTCGGAGAGGAATCAGTAGAGAAGCGTGAGCGGGCTCTGGTTGCCGAGCTCGAGGGACTGAAGGCGAAAGTGGATGAGGTTTTGCAAAAGGAGAAATAATGGCTAAATACTGTTGCGATAAAATGGAGTCTATGATTGAGAAGAAAGTGATAGAAAAAGTGATTGAATTTAATAAGAATAGTTATTATCTAATTTGGGAAGGCAAGGCTGAAGATCATTTTATAGATAAATTTGAGTTAATTAAATTTTGCCCATTCTGTGGAAAGGCATTATAAGGAGATTTGGGTGAATCGATTAAAAGGTCTCAAATTTAGAGGTTTATTTTTTACTTGGGGAATACCACCAGACGAACCAATAACTTTAATGTTTCCAAAATGGAAAATAGGATGGATTAGCACGCAAATGAATGAATTTTTATTTTTAGGTTATTGTTATTTATCTTGGTCAATATAAGGAGGAACAAAATGCCGTATGATGATAGACCATTAAGCGAGGGAGGAAACAGAGGGATAGATGATGAGTTTTCAAGAAAAGCGCCAAAGGGTAAGTTTCGTGTAGTATGTGTGGATACTTTCGACGGAACAGACTGGGTAGAGGGCGATTACAAAAATCTTTCAGATGCAAGGCAAGTAGCAAAGATAAAATCAGGTGAATTATTAAAAGTACACATTTATAATGACAAAGGGATTCACTTACAAAATTATTAAAATTTTTCCTTGGTAGGAAATTACAGGAGAAATGATGGCTGAACTGAATGTGATTGTCAAATACAACAAGTTATTCGACAGCCCGATAATAAAATTAATTCATGTTAAGCATGGAATGTGTTTCGGCTATTATTTATCTATAGACTTGTGGCTGTTAAGATTGGGTATTCATTTTAATCCATTCCAACAGTATAAACCACGGTTTATCTTTTATTTGAAAGAACTATAAGGAGAAATGAATGCCACTATTAATATTTTTAAAACAGCCGAACAGAGCGATTGCCGTAAAAGGCGAAGAGAAAGACTTGATTGAAATCGGAACAAAGAATGAGGATTTCAATTTTTTCAATTTCAGAACATTAAAAAACAAGCCTATTGTTATTTCAAAGGATGATGTGGCCTATATCGAATTGGTATCTGAAGAGGAACTCAAGAAACAGAAGACTGAATATGAGAATAGGTTGAAACAGGAGAGGCAACGAAGCGGGCAACTGGTGCATCCGAATTTTCTCTTTCCGAGTAATAGGAAATAACATGCTGTCATCGCTATCTAAATCAATCAGCAAGTCACTCCGCAAGCTCGGGCGGAAGCCGAAAGCTTTGAAGAATCTGAGGCGGATGATTACGCTGAACGAGCGGAAGCTGCGTCCGAAGGTGGACGAGTGGATGAAGTTGATGACTGAGGAAATCCAGAGGGGGTTGCCGAAGCTCAAGTCTGAGAATATTAAGAATCTCGCTGATTGGAAAGAGATTGAAGAGGCTGGCAATTTGATACTGAAGCCCACGATTTTGGCTATACTCGGAGAGGGCGGCAAGGCGATAGTAGAGCGGAAGATAAGGAAGCAAGACCGTTTTGACACTATAGGCTTGGAGGCGATCAAATGGGCTGAAAAGCA